AATTCTTTCGTCGAACGATTCGATATCGTTCGTCAACTAACATTACTTCAAAATTTTGTCTATAATCATGCATTACAAACTCCATTATATAAGATCCACATCAAGATGTCAAGCACTTTAGACCGTTTCTAAATTTCTGAAATGATCCAAACACTCATCGATTCGGTCATCACCAGCGGTGTAAAATACATAGTCGCCCAATTCCTGACGATAATACTTGTCTACATATTCAAAGCCACCATAGTAACAAAGCCTTTGATCTGCTTCTTTATGCACTACTATGCCTTCAAAACCATCGGTGTATAATCTACCTGCTCTTTCGTCAAGGCCCAAATCCTGAGCCTGAACTTCGGTCAAACCACCTACAAACACTTCAACCTTTTGGTTAATTTCGTTGATTAAATTTAACATTATAGGCCCTGTGCCTTTCTGCTAGGATCCATGATGTCGAACATTATGGCCTTGGCACAATTAATGTACTGACGAGCCTGGTTAGCTGTCTGAGGGCTTACCCAGCCTTCGTCACTAAATTCTGGATCCATGATTTGCTGAGCATCGCTTAGCAAACCTGCTGCAAACATCATTTCCTGACCTGGAAAAGCCTGTTCTTTAACCAGAGCATTTAACTGGGCCTTGGTCATGCCATAGGCCTGCTTTTCCCATTTAACTTGATCTTCGATATTTCTCATATTTTCGTTTCCTTTTTTATTTAACATACTACCATTGTATAGGAACGATTCGAAGAGTCAAGCATTTTTGGCATGTTTAGAGCTCAAAATCTGCCTCATTTTTAGACACTAATCTGCCTGTTTTTGAGGCAACTTTCTCGGCGTATTCCTGGCAGTCCACACACAGGCTAACCCCCGGAACTGCAAGCCTTCGAGCCTTGGGTATTTTATCCCCACATTCCTGGCAGTGTGTGAGCCCGGGCCCTACGCCTATCTTGGCCCTGATAGCTGCTATGGCATTCATGTTATTGTGTATGGCATGCAGCTGCCCCATTTCGGCTTCTTCCAGATTTTCGTTCTGGATTCCTTCTACTTCCAACGGTTTAGGCACCATGTAGTTTCATCCCCTTGAATTTTGCTTTAACGCCAGTTTGTCTGGTTCTTGAATTTATCATTTTTACCCATTCCTTGGCAATGCTGCCCTTGGGGAAGTAGTCAGCAAAAATACGACCATCTTTAATAACTTCAATTTTATAAGTCTTGATCATTATACAGTCTCCTTTAAATATCCATAGGGTACATTAAGTTTATAACAAAGGTATTCCTGATCACCATTGGTTTCTAGGGCTTCATCTAACCAACGTATGGCCATGCTTCGGTCCTGGGCACCTGCTACCAGTAAATTCTGAATTCTTACTTCAAGATCATGAGCTGCTTGTTTTTGTTCCTGCACCTCGGCTTCATAACGCTCCGTGCTTACCTTGACCAAATGATCCCATTCAAACTGTTTATCCGCAGGGCTTAATTCACTCCACAAACTGCTACTAAAAGTACTGGGTCTATGACCATATGCGTCTTTGTGTAGATCGCTATAAAGCTTATCATCATAGGTAAAATCAACCATTATTCAACCTCCGCAAAAAATTTACTAAAACCTGCAAATGCCACAGCAAAACAAACTCTCAACTTGATGTCTGGCTCTGTGGCAATATTTTCTTTGAGTTTAATCATGGCTCCTAGAAAGTCACCACCGGTTTCCCTAGCAGCATATTCCGTGATATAATCTAGGGCTTGCTTTTCTGTGATATTAGTATACATCTTTTGGTTTCCTTTTTTATTTAACATACTGTTATTATATAGAAACGAACCGAAGAGTCAAGCCCACCTAAATACTTGATTTTCAAGGGTATTTTACTAACCCATTGATTTACAAGTACTTTTTATTTCTGCCTGTTTTTTAGACAGTTCCTGCTCCTGTTGTTCTAGCTCCTGCTGATGGTGCTCAGCTGCCATACGATCGTCATTATCCACGAGACTTTGCCCCCATTAATAAAAGGTTTAACTGACTGACATTATTATAGGCCCAATCATTAATTTCCGTCAGTGGTATGTCGGTTATAAACATGGCATCGGCTATGCTTAGAATATATTCTTGCACTACCAGAGGTATTTGCTCATAGTCTGAAAACCTATCCATTTCTTTTACTTTACCCATATCATTCTCCTTAAATAACAAACAATAGTATATGTTAACTTGTACAAAGAGTCAAGTTTTTTCTTTTACAGTTAAATCAGGGGGTTAGTCGGATCCGACTTTATTGACAACGTCTTCCATATGCTGCTTGCGAGCAGAACCTGGACTGATCTCTTCGGTCTTGGGATCTATGTGTATGATTTTTTGCTTGTTTAATTCGGTAAGAGTGACATAGGTGCCATCACCAATGCCAGTGCGCCAACCCAGCTTGTACATGATGAAGCCCCAGACAATCCAGCCTGCAGTAGTAATCCAGATCATTTTTTCTCCATGACGGTTACATAGGGTAACCATTTGTGTGCATTTTTAAGAACGCGGTCGTGAACTGCTTTCCATTTGAGCCCTTTGAATGCCTTTTTGTAATAGCCCCAGCTGGTTATGAGTTTACGGTTTTTAATGGTGCGTAATACTTCATAAGGGTCTTGTTTAGGATAATGGTAGCAAATTTCCATGGCTATGTCATGGCCAAAAGTATCCATTTCATCAAACATGCTTAGGTATTCCAGGTGCTCTTTGGCAGCGCCAGTCTTACGATGGTTTATGGGCTGATAATAATCAAACTTATAATTGTCGGGATCGCGTCGGGCAAACTGACTCTTATGTATGAGTTCATGCTGTATGGCCTGACTTAGCAAAAATAACGTATGACGTACGTTGATGGTGTCCCAGTTAAAATATGGGCTCTTGGCTGAGAACTCCCAGATGACTTCAACGGGCTGATTACGACGATTCCAGTAATAGAATGCCTTGATCCAGTAATCCTTGACTCTAAGCCTGGGATTCTTTTCCCAGAGGACTATGGCACCAAAGGGCTTTACGGCTTCTTGCAGTTGTCGAACAATCGTAGATTTACGCATGCGTCCAGTCCATTTTGACTCGAGCTCTAATAATCTGCGATCTATTTTCTCTGCAAGATACACGATCCCCCCTAGATCAAATATTTATCTAAAACTTTATATCGCTGTAGTCCTTGCTGGCTCGTATGCCACTGCCAAACTTGGTGTCTAAATCAGGGTTCTGTCCACTCTGACTAAGCCCACGCTGAGCACTGGCTTCTACATCATACAACTTCATTTTTGCTCGATCCACGCCTATGACAAACTTACGATTGCTGGTTGGATCATTGTAGCGATTTTTTAACTGTTTGACCATGAGCTGATTTAGCTCATCCATTTCATCGCTGGCTATGAGTGCAAACATGAAGTCTACTGTGGCTGGCAGACCAAAACTTTCAGAAGTATCAGTTAATTCAACATCGGTATTGCCATATCCACCTCGGGTAGTCTGTGTGGCACTTAAAATTGGCACATTGGTTTCAACTGCTAGTCCTCGTAGCTCCTCGGCTATGGCCTTGATATAGGTATAGCTATTTACGCCGGCTCCCTGTTTGATTCTTGAGCTGGTACAGATATTCAAATAGTCCACAATGATGATGTCTGGATGAAAACTTTGCTTGAGACTGAGTTCATTTAACAGAGCCTTGAAGTGTCCACAGTGTGCACCAGCTGTAGGATATTCCTTGATGATTAATCGACCCTGAGTGCGGTCCTTGATTTTGTCTATGCGATTGTCATACATGGTCTTGGGCAGGTCATGCAGCTGATCCATGTCCAGATTCATGAGATTGGCATCGATACGTTCGGCTATGCGCTCCTCGGCCATTTCCATGGTAATGTACAGGACATTTTTATTCTGACTCAGACATGATGCTGCAACATGACACATGAACAAACTTTTACCCACACCGGTTCCGGCCAGGACTACATTCAGCGTCTTGTTGGGCATACCGCCATTGGTAATCTTGTTGAAGAATTCTAAATCAAATGGAATGCGAGTTTCCACCCTGTGATAAAAATCAAACCGACTAGCAGCGTCATTGATATAATCATGCCCCACGCTATTATCAAATCCAACACCCAGGGCTTCTTGTAGAATACTGGGTAGGGCTTCTGTGGTGTGTTTTTTATCGCGCCCATCAATGATTTCAATACTTTTAAGTATGGCATTATATACCGCCTTGTCTTTGCAAAATTTTTCTGTTTCTGTTATTAGCCAATCGGCATTTACTTCGGTCTTGGCCAGATCCTTGATTAGCTCAGCTGCAGATTTAAAATCCAGTTCATTTAGATTCTTTTTCTGCAGAGCTATGTCCAGAGCCTCAGTAGTAGGACAATTGTTGTAGTTGTCTATGAACTCTGCTATGAGTCTATAAACAACTGCATCAGCATTGTTAAAATATTCAGGCCGTAAAAAAGGAACAACCTGACGCATGTAGACTTCATCATGCACCAGGTTCCTTAGTATGGTCTTTTCAATTCTATCCATTAGCATTCTCTTTGATTAAAATGTCATCTAGTATAGTTATTATTATAGGCTTTAATACAGCATCTGTCAATAGTTCTGGATTACGTATGGCTGTATATCCAAACTTTACTTTTAAATGACCAGCAACTTCTTCGAATCGTACTCGACCATATCTAAAAACAACACCAGCGGCCTTACCGCTGGTAATGTGTATGTGTGTGGTATCGTCTATGGCGTCTTCTATGAACTCATAGGTCGGTGTCGGCTGCTTCGTACGCTGCTTCGATATCATCGGCCCCGAGATCTTGCCCCAGATTTGTCGAACTGACCTTGTAATTTGTTTCAACATAGTCTCTAAACTCCTGTTTGGTTAGTATGGGTAACCAAAATTCTTTACTATAGGTTTCTTTGATGCGATATTTCTTTTCTTCGCCCTTGTGGCTGTACCAGCCATTGCTAGGTTTAACTACAAATCCACCTTCGAGTGCAACATCCAATAATCCGCTCCATTTGCTAATACCACCTTCATAGGTTACCTCAACTGGAATCTTGCTCTTTTCTCGAACATACCGACTCTTCTCAACATTAATGATAAAGTTATATCCAATGACATCGGTTCCGTCTTTTTCTTGCTGGCGGCCAATGATAAAGATATTATCTGCACTGTAATAGATACCAGTTCCACCTGACAGAACATCTTTAGGGAACATGCCAATTTCCTTGTAGGTATGATTTACCACAACCATGGGAATGTCTTTGATGGTTAAATGCGGCGTTACCATGCGGAATAAACTCTTGAGCTGTTTAGCTCTGCTCATGTCAGCTACACTCTTGCCTTCGAGTGCATCTTCTACTTCTTTCTTACTAGCCAGATTCCCAACTGAGTCAATGATGATCATGACATGGTCACCTCTCTCAATGTTGCTTAACTGCGCCATGCTGTCGTGCTTTAATTGCTCCACGTCCGTAATAGGAGTATGCAGTACACGTTTGGTATCAATGCCAAAAGTTTCAAAGTAACTTTGTGGACTACCAAACTCCGAGTCATAAAATAAAACTACACCGTCAGGATACTTGTCCTGATAGCTTTTTGCCAGCATGAGTGCAAAGGCTGTCTTAAAATGCTTGCTGGGACCTGCGAACACAGTCAGTCCAGGTGTCAATCCACCATCTAGTTTACCACTTAAGGCTACGTTAATCATGGGCACTGGACTCTGAATCATGTCTTTGCTGCCGAAAAATTTACTATCGGCCAGGACGTCAGTATCCTTAATAGTACTATTCTTCTGTAATTTGTCTAATAAACTCATGCTTTCTCCTCGGTTTTTTCTTCGACCATTTCTTCTAAAATGCCCAATAATTCAGCTACAATCAAAAACAATCCAGCCGTAACAAAAAACTGAATCATTAGCACAATACCCGCAGCGATTCTAAAACCGCTTTTGATCATGCTTACATTATAATGATTTAATTCAAATTCTACTTTCATAACATCTCCTAACTAAATAATCCTGCTAAAGTTGCTTGCGGACTGGTGGTCCAGCCCATGCCTTCAATGATACCATTCAGAGGTTCAATAAATGCCTTATCCCACATTGTATCATAATCT